ATATTTATCTTTGTAACTACTTGATAATCAGTAACTTATATAAAACAAGCGAAGGTAACAATCAATAACATTGACCATTACCTTCTTAAGATTAACAGAAAGATTATATAACTATTTCATTATCAGATAGTTACGTGCTTCTCTAACTAATATATCTAATTCATGTATTAACTTCTCAGGACTTGGAATTGTTCTTTTATCATCAAAAGCGATAGAAATACGACCAACCACAATTCCGTCAACATCCTTTATTGCTTTACATGCAATATAAATTGAATTGCATATATCCATATTCTGTTTATATTTATAATCAATCTTCTTTACATCTTCTTGATTACCAAGGAAATATGAATGTGTATTGATATATTGTGGCAATCTGTACAGTCCCATCATTTGTTGTTGGAAATGTTCTGCAATTAATTCTGTATTTGAATCTTCATCAACAACTTCCTTTACAACACTTGACTTACTAAATGGTGCGCCTCCAAGTGACTGTTGTCCGTTGTGGTAAGCAAATAGCAATATTCTTGAAGCGTTTAATTTAATTCTTGATTTCTCCATTTCGCAATCAAGTTGTAAACTAATTTTACCAAGTTCTTGTATTTGATTCTTCTTTTTTTGTTTTTCCTTTTCTTTTTTTTTAGATTTATATTTTTCAAGAAAATAATTTGATAAAAGAAAAATCATAACACCACTTGAGATGAATACCAATACATTTCCTTTAATTACTTCCGTCATCCATATTGACTTGCCGTAATATATCAGTATTAATATTGCAGCAGCAACAGTTACATTCTTGATGATGTCAGAATATGTTAATTTCTTTATAACATTAATCCAATTTGCTAATGATTCAAGAATTGCCTTCAAATTATTGATTATCAATGTTTTCATAAATTAAAATGTGTTTTTCACGTATATAAATATTAATCTATTTGACAAAAGGATAATTTTGAATCAGTCCGCCTTGTACATATATAGGTTGTCCTTGTTCGTTACAGAATACGGCTGATTGTCCATTTTTTACTCTAATCAATACCATGCCTGAATGGTCGTGGTCGATTCTACCACCAACGAAATGACTAACAGCAATTCCATACACCTTTGTATCTTCATTCATATCAATTGGCGTCATATCATTGTAAATATTATTCATATTCTCATCGGTGTAATATCCATCTTCAATTTGATTTCTGAACATCTCAGCGTCATACACCTTTCCATCATCTTCTGCGTGGCTTCCCAACGCACCTGTAACATGATGACGTGGCGCATTATATCTAAAGTAATCTGTACCTTTGGCTGTTTTTGGATAAATTGATGATATTGATTTTCCTGTGATATTCACCAATTTCATCTTTGTCCAATATGCTGCCTTATAATCACTTACAAGTTCTCTCAGTCCAGTATAACCCAAATCATATTTTGCTTTTTCATCTTTATCTAAGAATATGAAATGTGGAATACCATTCTCATCTTTAGATACCGTTATGAATTTCTTTCCGTTTTCGTCCACAAAGTTTGTCTTATTGGCAATCAAATTTATCTCATTCAAATCAATATCAATTCCGACCTTTTTTAGATTTCCATTGACTTGATTTATAATTGCTAAAGTAATCTGATTTGCCTGCTGATTAATGATTGATTGAAGATTGGAATTGGTAACGTAATTATCTGATATATTAACATTTATCTGATTTACCTTTGATTCTATTTGGTCATTCTTGACATTTATACTTGCTATTGAATTTGTATTTGTTTCTATCTTGCCAGTTAACTCATTTATCTTCTGCTGATTACCTTGCGCCATTAACTTGACTGAATCAGTCACTTCAATGAGTGCATTATGATTAAGTGTGATTGGCACTACCAATGAATCAATGGTGCTGTAACCCTTCATCAATTTAATTGTAACATTTGCAGGTATATTTGATTTATCATTAATATTGACAATCTGTTTGAATTTCCAAAATCCAAAATTGTTTGATTTTGAATTTAATTTAGGTAATGATGTTCCATTAACACTTAATTCAACATTATATTCTGTTACATCAGTTGGTGTTGTAACATTTCCTTTTGTATATTTCTTGACATATCCATTACAATTAATACTCAATTCATGATTGATATTATAAACATTTTGCGCAAAATCAACTGTCAATTTAATTGATTCACCTTGTTCTCCTTTGGTACCAGTTGCATTAATGCCTGAATCTTTGTAAACTTTATTAACTTTATCCCAAATCATCCAGTGTCCATTGCCTCCTATGTATGGCGGTTCATTCTCATTCTTTTCTTTCAAAACTTCCTCCAGTGATTTGCCACCCTGAACTTTGAAGTTACCAATGAATGAGTTTAATGATTTTGATAAAACGTTTAATCTAAATGGCTTCAACTCATATCTATTTATCCCTTCATACTGACTAATTGAAGGTGCAAGTAATTCAGAATCAAGGAATTGCGAATTATATGCAGATATGATTATGGCTGATTGTCTTGTCTTATCAGTTGTATTACCCAACTGACATATTTCATCCTCCGCCTGCGGAATTGCATTTGAATTTACATCACAATCGCTGGCACTCAAGGTTATCCAGTGATAATATTTTCCATCTTCTTCATGTGGTGTCTGAGATACAGCCAAAACCTTGCGCCAATAATATCTGTTGTTTACGTTAAATTCTGAATCATAAACAGCGTTAAATGTCTGCATGACAACTAAATCATTGACTGCAAACATGTTACCAACTTTTGCAACATCATCTGATGCATGGAAGAAACACATGTAATTTCCAAAAACATTAACAACCTTGTATATCTTCGCATTTGCAGCCGTTACAATTGTCTGTCCTCTACTGCTTTTAATTTGGTCAATCATAAGTTGGAAGAAATGCGCTGTACCACTGACATTTAGATTAGTTATACTTGCGTCACTTGCTTGTAATACACTGGTACTCACTGACTTACCCTGTATTTCAGTTCCAGTTACAAAGTCGGATGTAATATTGTTAAATACTCCTTTTTTTGACGTTATTATATCAGTTGTTACATTTTTCGCATTTACAGAATCCGTTGTAACTTCCTGACTATCAACACTATGTGATGAAATGGTGGTTGCTGTTAATTCACCGATATTACCAGTATTAGCAGCAATTTTGTTGCAACTAACTGTTTCTGAGGCAGTTATATTTTTCACTTTTGTCAAATCACCTTCTACATCTTGCGTTCCGTCATATATATTTCCAAAAATATAATGTGGTGATAATGTAGCAGAAGATGAGTTGACTACTGTATTGTTGCCAACTCCACCACCTTGATTATTGTTTTTTTTCTTCTTGGAATAACTTTCAATTTTAATCATATCTGTTAATCTTTATATCTCTTTGAGTGTCAAAGTATTAGAATCATCCATGCAATTATAACGTATCTTCATTATGTGCATATCTTTCTTCAATGCTTTTATTTTATAAATATTTCTAAAGTCAAAATCATTTGAATCTAACAGCGATACTTCATATATCAGTTTAGGCGTTGAATATTCATTGTAATAACTATTAATATAGTGTTCTTCCGCCTTTGCTGTCTCATTACTAACAGAATTATATATTGATGACAATGGCAATGATGTAGTCATATTAATCACCGCATTCAGATTAATTCCTTGTTCAACATTCTTTATAAGTGCCTCATCTGCAGTTAATTGTGTTATGAACTTAAATGTGATATCATCTTTTTTATTTACATATTTTTCTGATTCTGCAGATTGGTAAATTAAATCACTATCACCTTTATTTGTCAATTTACCATTATCAGATGCAATTTTACATTCAAATTCCTTTATAAATATATTCTGAACATGAGGCAGTAATGGCACTTCTCCATTTTGATATTTTCTTCTTCTAAACCAAGTGCGGTGTCTGTAATACACTTGTTGATATAAACTACCATTGAAAGGTCCAAGAATTTTGAAACTAACTTTACCCACTAAATTATCTTCTCTAATTATTGGAATTGCCGTGCCTTCTTCATCGACATTCATAGTATAATCAATGTTATTTTGCAAATCAAAATCTTGTCCAATTATTTTATCTCCAATTTTGGGATTGATACCCAAAGACATCGTATGTGTCCATGTTGTTTTTCCATTGTGCCAACCGTCATCAATGAAATCATCATCTTCATATTTCAATTCGTCAAGATTGATTGTGACATTATAATGCTTTAGATATTTCATCCCACCTTTCTTAATTTCCTCCTTGGTCAACCACGCATACATGGTGTCATCTTTGGCTGTTGCAAATGAATTATATTTGACTTCAACACAATATTTGTCACCTATTTTCAACTCACATTCCAAGATTGGGAATTTAGAAATTGTATCTAATTCTTCATCTTTGCCTTCAATCCTAACTTGCTTAAACTCAAATGAATGTGTTGCCTTCTCCTTTGTCCACGGTGTTAATGATTGGTCGTTCTTGATATATTCATTATTTCCAATTTCATCAGTTGGAAATTTATTGGTGTACCATTTACGGGTATAATAGCGACCATCACCATTCTTGTCCGATGGTACAGTTGAGTACTTTATTACTTCATTTTGTTTTATTCGTTCATACATGCCTGCCCTGACACTGGGATGAATACCATGGTGCAAGTTTGTACCATTCTCCATTGATGATTTATCAACCGATTCTCTCACGATTGGTTGTAAATTAATTTTACCGCTGAAAACAAGATAATTGGTTGTAATCTCATCATTTGGCGAGTATACAGCACCGCTTGATTTACCAATGTATTCAATCATGCCTGAATGTGTCTTCAAATCTGATACAGAAGGAAATGACTCAGTTGGATTATCTTTTTCATTTCCGTTAACACTGATAATCAGGTAGTTAGACATATCAATCTTATTAATCACACTATTGTCAGTCGCTTTCGACCCTTTTTCAACATTTCCCATTGACATCAGGCAAGGTGTTAATGGATTATCATAAATATATTTTGCAACCTTCCATTGATTAATATATTGGTTATTTTCTTTCTCATAAATTGTTGTAAGTGGTTGATTATTAGGCAATTTCAAGACCCAATTCTTTGATTCCATGACTTGCATGTAACAATCTGTTTCGGTATAACCATCATAAGTTGTAGATTGTCCTCTCACACCATTCATGAATGCATCCCAAGCATTATCTCCTTCACCAGCAGAAGAAAATTCAGTCATATATAACTGTTTTGATTTATAAAGTGAATACATTGAATCATCATCAAGTGGTGATTCAATTATGGTATCTTGTTTCTTTAATTCATCAGTCAGAATTAGTTGATTATATACATCTGCGATTGAGATATTTCCGTCATCAGATGAATACATATCTTCTGTAAGTGTCTGACTTAAAGGTGTTTCCGTCTTTTCTTCATTTGATATTAAGTCGTACCATTTTGTGTTTTTCTTTCTTAAATTATCCCAATCAAAAATGTAATAGTCACACCCAATCTGCATAATATGCAAATTGAGATATTGCAATATTTCATTTAATATATCTTCATCAGACATTACATCATCGCATTCATCACCAATTAAGTATGTTTCACTAATACCTATTTTTTTGAAAATATCCTTAATTGTTTGATTATCAACTCCTTTACTTCCGTCATACCATATATGTGACTTCTTATTTTTGATTTTATCAAGATTCAATAAATCCTTGAAAATTGAAGAAATCAATATATCTTGGAATGATGTTGTATTAGCGTTAATCTTGAAATTATCATATTTTGCTTTTGTCGTTATTCCTTTATACTTGTAATTCTCCAACGTTGATAAAGCATCCACGCAATTGATTGTAAATGAATCATATACAGATGCAAATGGCTGCGTGAATGTTGCTGGCTCGACATATCCAAAGAAGAAAGGTGTATTATTCTTGTATATTGATACAGATATACTTCTTGCATTATTACCAAATAGCAAATGTCCCACGTAACTGTCTGATATTAAGTTAATTGTGGCGGATGTCTTTATGATTGTATCAAAGGTATCATTGATATTTGTCTCAACTGACAAAGCATCAGAAGCGAAGAATAAACCTTCCTCGCCTATGACCTTTATATCCTTTGAAACATCACCATCTGTTATAACTATTTGATAATCAACATCTTTTATTGATTTGAAATTACCGCTAATATACATATCTTTCCTTTCTTTGTTATCTTATTCCAGTGCTTATTCCTGATTTTCCTTTAATTTTGGAAAAATTAGACAGTGCCAAGAACAAGTCAGCACCCTTCACACGTACTGTTGATGATACCGCACCACCGCCAACATTGCCTGAATCCAATATATTGAATAAATGACTTTGTTGATTTTTATTCAAAATCATTTCACCAACATTTGCACGGACAAGACCCATGTCACCGCTTGGTGTTCCGTTACCGCCAATTATACCACCATTGGCATATCCTTGAATGGTGCTAATTGTGGCTGCCAAAGTTGCAAGGCCTGCAACTGCGAATGCAATCCATGCAATTGGCCCCATCTCACCTGCTTGCGCTGTTGCAGAAGCATAGCCCAATACCAACTGACCAATTGCAGTCATGATTGCTGCTGCCTTTGCACCGTCTCCATCTTGTGCGATTGCGCCTAATGTCTGTCCCATTACTTGCAGTCCAGCGCCAGCACCAATTGCGCCTTCTTCTACATTACTTAATTCATGCCCAAATGCTTCAACTTGTTCTTTTGGTGATGATAGCATTTTTGTGATATTTTTGAAATTCTTGTATAATTCTGCAAATTTCGAAAAATCTTGAGATTGGAATGAATCGAGTGAAGATTTGAAATCATCAACTTTTTTGCTTGCTTCCTCTAATTTCTTAACATTTTTTAATGTTTCATTTAATTTATCTCCTAATCGGTCAAGTGCTTTTTCTTCTGATGTAAAATCCAATGCAAGACCCTTCTTTTCATTCATCGCCTTTTCCAAGTCATCCATTTGTGACTTGATTGCTTGAATTTTGTCGGTTAACTTGCTTTTCTCATCATTCCTATCATCCTGATTATCAATGATTTGTTCAGATTTTGTCTTCTGTCCATAATTATCAGAATTTAATGCCTTGGCACTTGCTTCATTTGCCTTCTTGATTGCATCTTCTCTTTTCTTTGCTGCATCTTCCGCTGACTTTGTTGCATCATCCTCTGCTTTCTTCGCATCATTTACTTTCTTGATATAATCTTGAAGTTGTGTATTTAGTTCATTACGTTTACTCTTTAAGTTCGTAATTGCCTTTCCCTCAGCAGAATACACATCAATCAATGAATCATACGCTTTGATTCTGTCCTTTAATTCATCGCCAACATTGTCGTAAAATCCAGTATTCTTTTTATTTTGGATTTCCTTTGAATCCTTTTCAAATTTTACTTCTGCTTCTTTAATTCTGTCTGCTGATGTTTTTACCTTCTTTTCCTTCTTGACTTTTTTCTTCTTCTTCTTTTTCTTCTTTCCTTCATCACCACCGTCATCTTTGATTGGTGCTTTTGGTGTTGATGTTACTGCAGGTTGTGGTTTTTTATCTTCTTTCTTTTGTGCTGGTTTTTTATCAAGTCCTGCTTTTTTAACCTCTTTATCAAGAACTTTGTTAATCCATTGATATGCTTCTTTAATCACACCAGTCAGTGCCACGAACTTATTAATTAACCATGAAATTGGTGAATAAAGTGCATTTAGAAATACCTTTAATCCACCAAATGCATTACCAGCAGAAGAAATGTAATGAATACCCAACTTGAATGCTTTGGTTAAAATTGACCATTGAGTTGTAACAATATCAATGACATTACGAATTAAAGCAAGAATACCTTTGAAATATTCTGTCTGTGTAAATGCCTTTATAATTGCAGCGGTAAAGTCGATTATGGTACTGATAAAGTCCATTACAAACCCTTCTACAGTCATAATGTAATTTCCGAAAGATTCAAATATCCCTGAACCTGCAACTACTTCCGTAACTACTTGTACAACAGTATCATACAAATTCCCAAGTGAGTCAAATAAATTTGAAATTCCGTCCTTGAGAACACCAACAGTATTTCCAAATGTACCAAATGATTCGTTAACTGAGTCGGATGGATTAACAAGTGCATCAATTGCGGTTGACAAAAATTCAAACACTTGCACAAGTCCTTGCGCTGCCTCCTTTACCATTGGCAATAAAGATGTACCAATATTTGCCAATGTATTATTCGCTGCTTCGCCAAGATTACTCATTACACCTTCGAAGGTAGAAGATGAGTTAATTGCGGATTGATAAAATAATCCTCCTGCAGATGTTGCATCGGTCAGTGCCTTGTTAATATCTTCAATTTTGACCTTGCCTTCTCCGACCATCTTGTTGAATTTGCCAACGCTAACACCCATACTTTCAGCGATTTGATTCACGCCAAATCCAGCATTTGCCATTTGATTCAAATCCTGCTTCATGACCTTGCCAGTTGCAGACATCTGACCATACGCCAACGCAAGGGCATTTAGATGGTCCTTGTTGCCCATTGCTATGTCGCCAAGTTGCTTCATCACTGGCATAACTCGCTTTTGTGCAACACCATATCCAAGCATTGTTGTTGCTGCCTTTGCAAGACCCTCCGTATCGTAAGGTGTTGATTGACCGTATTGTTGTAATTCCTTTCGCAACGCAACACCCTTGTCCATGCTACCCAGCAAGGTACCCAAATTAGTATCGAGAGTTTCCAACTCAGATGCTGACTTTACACTTGCCACACCAATACCAGCAATTGCGCCACCAATCAGTCCAATTGCACCAATTGGTGTTGCCAACTCAGCCAATGCACTGGTAGATACGCCAATTTTGGAGGTAAAATTATCCAAAAGTCCAGTTGCATCCTTGATACCAATATGTACCTTCTTCATATCACCGCTATTCTGCAACTTGTCCAACGCTGCCTTCGCACGATTTACCCCTGATTCTAATTGCCCAGTTTCCAAAGATAATTCTGCGACATATCTACCATTTGCCATTGTCTTCTTGTGTTTTCTTGTAATTATTTTTCAATTAAACCGCTATTGATGTATTCTTCTTTATGTTTAATTGCTTCATTTTTCATCTTTTCAATATATTCTTTTGTTAATTCTACTTTCTTGATATTTCTAATTAATTGATTATCAGTTTCATCCCATGGTAATGTCATTATGTCAGTCACCTTCAAATGTTTGGTTGATTGACTTTGACAAACAGCGTACATTATATTGCGTGTCCTTTCCCAATCTCCTTTAACTTTTAGATGTAAATTTGACAATATCGGATATAATTCATACGGCTGCATTGTATCAAGATAGTAACTAACTGATACACAGCCGTATTCCACACATAACTTAATCATCAAGTCAGTGTATGTATATTCAACTATTTCTTCACCTTTTTTTTTGAATCATTATTTCCAAACTGACTATTGAAATTCATTGAAGAAGTCAACCAAGTTTGGAACTCATTAATTGCATTTGGATTATCATCCAGCCAATTCATGAAATCATCCCAATCTACTTGTTCAGGGTTTGCGCTTGCGCTAATTACTGAAAAGAAGAAAACTATTACATCAGTGATAGTTTCTGGCTTAAATGCCTTCTTTGTCATTGCCTCATAGATGATGAGTGAACGAAATGAATTTTTCAGTGTAATTTCTAAATCTTTAATTTTAATCTTCATATTAATCTTTTTTTAAATCTTTATTTATACTATATATAAATAGTACTAAAAATAAAAAAAGAGAAAAGATTTATTCAACCTTTTCTCTTAAATTTCGTAACTTCTTAATAGTTAGACACTTGGTGTTCCATTGCCCTTGGTCAAAGGTCCAACACCGTTGAACTTAACAGTATAAGTTGCGACAGCACCGTTGTTGGCTGAGAGTGACAAAGACGTAATTACTGCCTTGCCACCATACATGTTATTGCTTGCCTTCCAACCTGCTGTTGGTGTTACCAATCCATCCTCATCTGGTGCTTTGATTGCTGCACCATTTGCCACGGTTGCGAATACCAAGTCAATTGGGAGGTTCTTGACCATACAGTCGACAAGTTTATTATAATCATCAAGTGTAAAGAGGTCATCTGAACTTGCAGTCCATGATATCTTGCCCAATCTTGATGCACTCCATCTGCCATGGTCCTTTGAACTGATATCCACTGCATCAGCAGACATTTCAACTGATAAATTTGTAGCCATTGCGAGACAACTACCTGATACCCAGAGTTGTACGTTCTCGCCCATTATAATTTTGCTCATATTTATAAAATTTTATAAAGATTATTTTTGTAAATTATTTTTATTCTTATCTTGTAGTGATTGCTTTGAATGTCAATTCTTGGCAATACATATCATTCGTGTAATACTCCGCTGTGCCAGTTAAATCACATCTGTAGAAGTAATCATCCTGGCGCAGTTCAAATAAATTTCTGATAATTTCAGCAATTTCCAATGTCTTGTCAAGATTTTTGAAGACAACCAAAAATCCAAAGTTCACTTCATCCGCAACACTCAACCCCTTTACAGTTGTAGGTGTTACACTATCCTTTTGATAAACAATGAAAGGTCCATCAATCTTGTCAGTGTTCTTAACTATTGGGTAAATTTCATCACCAACGATTTCTTGTATTTTTTGCGATTCCTTTAATATTTTATATATCTTGCTGTCAATTGATATTCCACTCATAGTTATTTTCTTAATGAATTGATAATGAACTTGTTATATGCTTTTTCCAATGCTTCTTGATAATTGTCATCCAGTGATGCTTCAACTTCTGCCTTGGTTGTTTCAATTGCTTGATTGAAGAATGATGATGATTTCATTTTGCCCCTATGCCATCCGTTCTTTGTGAACCTTGCCTGAGTACCATTTTCAAAGAATTTCAGACGAAAATCTGCTGCCTTTCCTTTACCCATGATTTCGACAACACCACGAATATCGTTCTTTTGTTCTTTATAAAGTTTAACCATGATACCACGAATCAATCGCAACCCCCATTGATTTCGTCCTGAATTATATCTTGGTGTAACTCTTTTCAGATTGTTTTTTGCTTCTTTCTGAACAATTCGTAAACTTTTTTTTAGTCCATTTCTCAATGCTGTCTTTAAGCGATTTGGATTGATATTATCCAGCCAAATTCCATAACCATTTGAGTACCAAGTTATTCCAGTGTTTTCCATGTTATTCAGTTATTAATTCAGTGGTTATTATTAATTTCTGCTGCTTCTTGTCATGATTTATGGATTTAATTCTGTACTCTTTTGAATCGTATTCGATTAAATCCTTCTCATTGACATCAACATAATCCTAAACTTCAAATTTATATTGGTAATCCCATACAATATCTTTGTTTTCAATTGTCCGATTACCAGCGGTGTAAATTACTCGTGCACGTGTATATCTCAAGTGTACATATTTATGCTCCTTTTGTCCACTTTCATTTGTAACCGTTGTTCGTCTTTTGATTGAAATTAATTCAGTTAGTAATCCAGCACGCATCAGAATTTTCCTCCATTAATTTGATTTACTTCCAAGGTTGTCACATTTCCTTCTTCTGTAACCTCCAATGATTCACTACCTTGCAGTGTTTTGTTATTTAAGTCATCAACTTTTGATTGTAAATCTGACACATCTCCATGAATTTCATCAAATTTTGTTTGCAATGTATTCAATTCTTCCTGAGTCGCTCTCACATTTAATTCAACACTACTTGCCATACTCATTATTGAAGGTAATTCAGAATTAATTTTTATTATATCATTTGAATTATTGACAACAGAATTTTTTACATTTTCTAATTTATCATTCAGTTCTTTATTCTTCTTTATCAACTCATCAATTGAATTAATAAGTGTGTAATTGGTTGAATCAGAATGACTTGCAGAATAGTTACGGTATAAATCAATTAAGAAAGTGTATGAATTACCGACTTCATAATTGGCGTTGAATGCAATGTGTTCACGATTAGCGTAATATGTACCAAGCAGCAATAACATTGCCTGAATTAATGGCGTTGGCAATTTGCCACCATTAGTTGAAGCAAGATATGTAAATGAATCATCAATATGACGTTCCACGACTGTCTCGACCACATCGCCAAGTGATGTTAAATATTCATCATCAAGTGTAAAGTCATTATCAAGATTAAGATGTTCTTTTATTAATTTTAATGTTAAATGATTCATTTTCAATTTGTTATAAAATTAAAGGATGGTGGCAAAATCTGTCACCACCCTTTATTATTGTTGAATATTTTGAATATAAATTCAATTATGCCTTAGTAACATCACCTGATACAATTGCACCTTCTCTTGAAAGTGCAGCATCAAAGTATGCGTTAACTGTCAGTACAACTTCACCAAATGCAGCACGTGTATAATTATCAACGATAATTTCAGTACCACCAAATTGTCCAATGTAAAGATTTGAGAAATCGCCATAAAGTACACCATTCTCAGGGGCAGAAGTGGTTGAATAACAAGGAGTTCCATCTATCTCACCGCTATCATATACCATCTGTGTGTTTGCTGTGCCCTTCTGTAACTGTCTCAATGCTGCCTTTGCCTTATTACCTACAATATATGTACGATTTTCTCCAACATTCTTTGCGTCGGCTGTTGCCTCCATGTCGCATAATGCCTTGAATGTCTTGGCACTTACTGGAGTTGCTGAATAAATACCCTTTGGTGCCTTTGGGTCAGCAGTATTTGAAGATAAAATTGTCTTCTGTAATTTCTCAGCCACTGCTGTCATGATAGATTCTTTCAAAATTGCTTCTGCTGAGTCGCTTGATTGAATCAAGAACTGCTTGCTAACTGGTAATACAACGCTAATACGCTTTGGTGTTAAAGTTGCACCATTAATTGCAGCAGTAGTATCTTTGGTTACCTCGCCAACCTCGGATTCCCATTTTGCTTCGCCACCAGCCAAAGCAGGAAGTTTCAAATCATTTTTCAAGCCAGTCATGAACTTTGCGCCTGCCTTTGCAAGTACCAAGTTGTCACGTAATGGTGCCAAAATGTCAGCCACATCCACACCTACAGTTGCACCAACTGAATCAGTTACGTTAATGCCACGTGTTTCTGAAGGTATAACCAAAGCACCTTCAGCGGTCAGACCTGCGCTTCTCATCTCATTACGTCCTGCGTTGGTAACTGCAGCAGTTACATCGTCAACTGCCTGACCATTTGCCATCTGATTGATGGCACGAATTAACTTAAATTCTTTATTCATCTTAATATTAATATTTCGATTATCTTTATTAGTTTTTTCTTTGTCTTTGTCCTCAACCTCCTCAGAATCAGTTACTTTCTTTGTTTCATCTTCATCTGCCTCAGGGGTATCAGTATCAGTTTCATTTTCGTCATCTTCCTTTACATCTTCTTCTTCCTTCTTGGAATCATCTTCTGTATCAGGTTTTTCAGTTTCTTCATCTTTCTTTTCATCTTCAACTTTCTCATTCTCAGATACTTCCGTATCTTTATCTTCATCAGCAAGTGACTTTAATTGAAAAGTAAGTGCATCAACCATTAGTTGCTCATCATCAGTCAATTCACGACCTTCATTTTTGGCTGCGTTGACTATTTCATTGATTTTTTC